CTACCATATTATACATTATGCGCTGTTAGTCATCACTAGCTTTTGTAATATTGTTGCGTTCCGTAAAGTAACATTGTTGCGCGGCCCCTCAAGGGGTCTTTTTTGTGCCCGATCCGTTCTCACCTGCATATTGTGTCAAGTCGAAATGTCTGTTATGGTGCGGGGCTGCGGCGGTGTGGAAAGCAGACACGCTATGCTGTGAGAACACGGCACCGGATTGCGTGGGGGTTCCATGACGAGGCGTGCTGAGGCTAACAAAAGCCGGGGATTAAGCGTCCGGCCCGCAGCTATTTAAGGAACCGACATGACCACTTCAGAGTTCTTAGGATACGCCGTCACTGGCTTAGTCTGTTTGGTTGTTTGGGCGGGCGTTATCTGGGCTTTGACGTTGTTGTTTTAAATCCGGTCTCGTTTATTTCCCATAATGCCCTAAGTGTCGCCCCTCAACGACCAATCGCGCAGCCCTGAATAACAATCCAGCAATGTAGAATATGCGCTGACATCAACAGCCCATTGATCGACAATCTCGGCAAAGGCCATAGGATGGTCAGGGAGCGTGTCTAGGGGCCTGTCGCAGATTAGATAGCTATCTGGGGGGTTCGGCTGTTGGACGATTGCTGTTGAGCAACCTGACGCCAGCAACAGGCAACACGCAGCTAATGTCGGTTGGTACATAGGCTCGGACCTCCGTTCTGATTTGAGTAAGTTGGGCTTCCAACAAGCGAGACCGGTCTTCTAGCTCAGCGGCCTTTATCACCCTCTCCGCATCCAGTTCGTTCCGGCGTTCGATCTCCGCAGTTAAAGCCCCAACTTCCCCGGCACGGAAAACCTTGTAAACGGTCCAGCCACCGGCAGCGAAGCTCACGGCGGCAATCAGGGCATAGATTTGCCAACCACCAATAAAACGGCTGAGAAATGCCATTATCCCTTATCCTCCTGGTTGAGGTTCTCTTTGTGGCCGATACCGAGATAAACGCAGACAATCAGCCCAAGCGTGGGCACCACAACATTGAGTATCCCAGATACCTCCCCAAGCGCGTCTGCGCTCTCTGGGCTGTCCCAAGCAATCAAAAACGGCAAAACCGCTATGGAAACGAGTGACGCGAACGAAAGGCGGGCATACCACCTGCGCTCTACCCTGCGTCGTTCGACATGGTCCATTTCTGCTTTACCTTTCGGATGAGGGGTGTAGGATTGTGGTGTTCGCCTAGTTTTGTGGTGAAACAGGTGAAGGTTTCTACCAGTTAAGCCCCGTCTTTATGGCGGGGTTTTTCTTTGCGCTCTCAGATAGAGTCTGTATACTGATTGATGCTGCGGCGGCGCATTAGTGAGCGCGATGGGGTTTACATAACTTCCATCATCGGCTGCAAAAGCGATTGTCGGTGCAAATCCGGCCCGCAGCTACTAACCACTTAGAGAGTGGACATGAGCGAAAACCAGACATTCGAGACCACCGGGGCATTGACCTACACCGGCGCAGTCCCGTTAGCTTCTGACTATGCAGTGGAAATGTGCGATCTTCGAAGGCAGCGGGCCTATCTGATTAAAGTAGGCCTGTTCAATCCAGACGGTCAACTCCACTATAACCACGGTGGCAAGCCGTGGAGCTACCCGTAACCCTTAGAGGTAGAGACGAACCAGAAAGACGCATTCAACAACAACGGGTCTGCACAAAACTGCCTTAGTGAACAGCTCTCCGCCATACCGACCGTGCCGGGTTATCTCTTGGAAGAATATCTTAAGTCCGACCAACTAGGTTCAGAAGCGCGACGCACACGCTACGGTCTTAATTTTGATACGTGGACCGAAACCGATTGAGGTAAAGAATGGCAGACTTCAAACTACCAACCAACCTTCGTGAAGTGCCGTCTGTGACAACCGATGGCACGAAGGCTATAATTCAAGTTGTTTCCGAATTGAAAATGCCATCCTATCGCTACCAAACACCAGAACACGGGCACGGCTCACTACCCTACAAGATCACCGACGGCCCCCGCTCCCCCGATGGGTGATGCCCTCTAGCCTGTCTATACGGCGTTTATTATCTGAAACGTCGTCGCCAATATATTCGAGTTTCGTGAGGACGACAGCCAAGCTGGAATTTTGTGCTGTCTGTTGGGTCCCAACCCATAGAATGGCAGCAAGGATACACCCACCAATTATCTTCGTGGCATGAGACTCAATCACGCTTACGCTTTTGTCGCTCATCCTCTTGCCCCCCCCTGCTCGCCCGGCTTGTCAATACCGTAAGGAGCAAAAAGCCAGCTATCAATGCGAGAGTACCAACCACTGACCACATATCCCCCCGCCTCTCGGTATGTTCGCAAACCGACCCAACCGCAGAACAAAATTTGCAGATAGAAAAGGCTGTTCAACATCCGGTTGTAGGTTATGTCTTGAAAACCAAATCCCCCGTATTGCTGAGAGGTCCAGAAGCCCAAATGAACCAGCACCATCGCCGCGAATAGCCCAATAACACCACCTTGCCATCGCACCCTTCGCTGTCTGAGCGCGTAGAGCGACACCCCAGCGATAATATCTATTGTGAAGAACGGCCAGATTGGCGCGTCGGTTTCCATCAACCAAACGAAATAGGCAGAGGCAGCCCAGACCAAGACGAGTAAACCCATCGTGTCCTTCTCTGCTTCGCCGCCTTTCCATGTGACCAACCCCCATACCAGCGCTAAAATCCCGGCAAATATCCGGGGGGCTAATTCCTCTTCTGTCATCGCCTACTTGTTTCCACCGCTGTGGGTGGCGTACCCACCACTGACCACAAGGTCATAGCCAAGAGCGTGAATAGCGTAAGCCTTGGTTTTTTGATCCACAGACAGCAATCCATCATTGGCCGTGTGCCAATTCTTAACCACTGTCTCAAGATCGTAGACATGGGTCTGAACGCTTGCGCGTGTCATCTCAACGCCGGGCGCAAAGCCTTCAGAACCAGCAAATAGTGTGAATGCTTTTTCAATTGCCTCAAGAGCCATTATTTGATCGTCTGGAAGCAGATTCACGACACCCGCCGCGAAAGGTCGAAGGCGGCTGATTATCTGCTCATACAGCGAAGCTCGGGCCCCGCGCGTAAGCTGAACATCCTTATCAACTGGCGTTTCATTCTCTGACATATCCAATTCCTCTATCTGGCTAAAACCACGTCTATACTATCACGCGCATCACGAATATCTATCCCCATCGACCACATCAAGGTAGGTGTCCCCAGCCCTGATTGCCTTGGAAACAATCGGATAAACGGTTCTCATGGCCGCAACCGATCGTGATACTGCATGATGATCATTGGCGTCTTTTGTCTGGCGCTCACCAAGCAAAATGCACCCTGCGGTGTCTTCCTCGGTATTGCCGCAATGAATGAGAACTTGCGTAAAATCAGGCACCTCAACCAGCCGGATCATGCCTAGATACAGATCCCCGAATATCCGCTTGAACTGCGCATCGAAGCGAGACATTCCAATGTCTTTCAACTCAAGCCGGTATCTCCCGGCTGGTATCCGAGTTTCCCCAGGTATCTTGATTTCCCGAAACGTGTCCTCAAGGGTGTGGCATGTCCATTCGTCTTGAATAAACCAATCGCCAATTGTGGCGTGGTCGTCATCGTCACAACGCCGGACAATAAAGCTCATGAGTAAAACTCTTCAACGATGATAACCCCGCCACCGCCAGCGCCACCATTACGTGTATTCACACTATTGGAACAACCGCCACTCCCGCCGCCGCCCTCTCTGCCCACATTACCTGACCCGTTTGGAGGTCTGCTTTGGGAGCCCCAGCCAAGCTGAGAACTACCGCCCACCCCGGAGAAGCCAATCAAACCATTAATTCTAAAGCCAATCCCGCTATTACCTCCGGCGAATTTTACATCACCAAGGCTTGGGGCCGCACCACCCGTTGCAGGGCCTGCTGTAAATGTTGGGGTTGTACCTGCGGCCATACCAGCAAAGCCACCCGCTCCGCCTGCGCACGATGCAAGCGTGCCAAAGGATGTAGTGCCGCCCGCTGATCCCGCCCCTCCTGATGCGCCCCCAGCGCCGCCGACGGCGATTGTAACCGCCTCAGTTCCGCTGAGACTTGCCGCAGCAAGTGTAATTTCTGAATAGGCTCCGCCACCGCCGCCGCATCCAGTAGACAATTGACTAGCCGCACCTGTCGATCCGCCACCGCCACCACCTGCACCCTGACATCTGACCTTTACATAAGCCAAGCCTGCTGGCTTGGTCCATGTCCCTCCTGATGTGAATGTCTGTACTGTTGTGGCTTTCAATGAGGGGTTTAAAAGATCGAACACTGAGCCGGTGTAAACCATCTCATAAATAGCGCTGGCTCCAATCTCCCCGCCTGTTAAAGCGGCACTATTGGACTGGATAGCGATAAACCCCAAACCATTTACATTAACAATCGTTGCGCCCGTATTCGCGCTTGAGCTAGATAAAAAACGAATTACCTGGCCTGTTGCATAAGCGGTTATGACTGGGGCCAAGGTTAGTGTCAGGGAGTTTGCTGTCCCGCCTGCTGTGCCCGCCCATTGAATAGCCCCATCCTGAACCTGCCCAGCCGAAGCGTAATTATTTCTCAGTGTTGCATCACCCACATTGGTGAACTTAAACCCACCCATTGCCTGATTTGCCGTGTAAGGACCTTGGCCGTCTCGATAAACCACGTTACTAAGAGTGGCAGAGACGTCATCAAGAAAGGTATTATACTTTGCAGACTCAATTGTGGTCCCCGCCGTGCCTTTGGTATTAGCTGGCACCGTATAGCCACCAGATCCGTTTGTGGGCATGACACCTCCAATAAAAAACCCACCTCAAGGGTGGGGTTGATGATCTGTTGTGATTTGGGGTAATCTGGTCGGATGGAAAAAGTAGTATTCATCCAAATTATTGCCGCCGTGCTGGCAGCCAACGCCCTTTCAGGCGCATATATCTATTTTCTGTGGCACGCCTCTAGGACAAATGACGGGGCTGAATTGAGATTCCCCATCATCCTATCTGGGATAGTCCCGCCTCTGGTTATGGCGTTGGGCGCGTATTTTTATCTCTAGCGATTTCTAGTCGGGCCAGTTACAGCGGCGTTTCTCTGTGCCAAAAGCTGGGCCAAACGTCCTGACTGTGGGCTAATGGCCCTCGGAGCGGCTTGCCCGCCCCTTGCGACAAGAGCCCTCGCAAGATTGGTTGATTGTTGTGTACCTGCATCTGCCAGCCTCTTTGCACCCGCGCCGGCAAGAGTTAATGGCACGCTTAATCCACTCGTGGTGACTCCACCGAGTATGTTGGCAGTTAATGGCAGGGCACCTGCTTCAGGCGAAAGCTTACCAAGAAGTCTTAGGGCGTTCTGTGTTGGCGTCCCTCTTACTACATCCTCTATAGCCTGAAGCTCAACCTCTGAGAAGCCACGTCGTTTAGTTGGGCTATCCAAAATTCTCCTGAGATTTTGGCGGATTGCGTTATTTACGTTTCCACCAGAGCCTGTAGAATCAGCCCGGAGTTCGGCTTTGAAAACCGCATCGTCAAGCATTTCAGTACGCCGCGCACGCCCCCAAAGCTGCCTTGCTTCTCGCAGGATAGGACCGACCTCTTCGGTGGCCTCACCAATGAGCTTGTCGGGTGTGATATCATCAATAAAGCTATCCAATTGGTCGATCATAATTGACGCGATACGGCGTTCATTCGGATCGTTGGAACCGGCTGCGTTTTGTATAACCCGGCGCACAGTGTTGAGGCGCTCAAGCGTTATAGGAACACCCGCTTCAGCCTCAGAAACAACTCTCGCAAGCGCGCCTGCACTAGCAGGCGTTACCTGTGTGTCTATTCCCTCTTTAGCTACACGCTGGGTGAGGGTTTGGGCAAATTCCTGATAGTTTTGCGGCTTTATAACCACACCGGCATTTTCAGCTCGTTGGAACAGCTTTGAGGAAGCGGCGGCCATATCATCTACAGTCGGGGCCGTTGCTACCGTGGCACGACTTGCCCCACGCGCCGCCGCCCGTCCAGCTACATTCCGAACACCAGCGCCAATAACTGGTGCGGCAGCACCTACACCACCACTCAAAGCACCACCAATAACGGCATTCTGTGCGCGGTTTTCAAAACCACCCTCACCAGTGTTAAACCCGTAAAGGGCACCCTGACCAACACCAATCGTGGTCCCCGCCCCTACACGAGTAGCCAAAGAACCACCTTGTGCCGCCTTACCAAGAGCTCCTAGCGGGATGAGGGCGGTTGGTATTGCTCCCGCTACTTCCGTTCCAAATGCCGTGACGGGGCTATCTTCTCTGAACTGTCCTATCTTCTGGCGTTCTTGGTTCAACACGTTGTCGTATATCTGTCCGGCTTGGCCAAACCGGCTTGGATCGGCCACAACATTGCCAATCGTTGTCGCCCCAGCCACCAGTTCGTCACCAGCCCCAAAAGTCGCGCCCTGAAGTGCCGAGCGAGCCACACCCCCGCCAAACGACACATCAACCGGATTGGGTTGCTGATTTGGCAATGGTTGTACTTGCGAGGCACCACGAAGAGATTGCGCCATATTGGCAAGTCTCCTCGCATCAGCAGCATTACCCGCAGCATCAGCCCGTCTTAGCGCTTCCATGGCCTGATCATATGTCGGCATTACGGGCCACCAAGATATTTGTTGATGAGATCGTCATCTGCTGCCTGTGGAGCCGGTTGGGCTTGCTGCGGAGCTTGTGCGCCAGTATTCAACTGATTAAGTGTTGCGATGGCTTCCTCTTCTGAAATGCCCTCATGGACAACACGGTAAAATGTATCTCGCACCGTCTGTAGATTAGCCCTGAACTGTTCTTCGCTCTGAGATTGTGCAAGTGAGCCATACTGAGCCTGCAAGAGCCTGTTTTCCATTTCGGAAACCTGACCGAGAGCACCGCCTGTCGGAGACGCTTCGCGCATAGCCTGCAACTCACCAAAGCCAATAATGCCTTTGATTGTATCAAGGTCTGCAGAAATGTCATGAGCCGCCGTTCCGCCGAAATTAGACAATATCTGCCCGCCCATAAAACCAGTAGTTGGTAAGAAAGCTCCCTCCAGATTTTCTTGGATCTGCTGAAAACGGGAGTCAACTGTATTGAACTTCTCAGACCTCAATCTCTGGGTTTCGGCCTGCCTGCGCACACCTTCTGGACTTGAGGGAAGATTTTGAATAAGAGGCCCATTAAGTTGTTGGGATTGTGGCTGCCCTTGTGGAACAGACTGTGGAGCCGGTTGGGCTCCACCCTGTGGCTGTCCTGGGAACCCACTAGGGACCGCACCCGGAACACCTGGAGCTGTAATGATGCGGTCATCCGTGATTTTAGTTTCAGGAGCCACACCAACGCCGCGTGCGTCGATTGTTTGACCTGGATTAAGAGCGTCGGGCCGCAAGAACTGATTGCCCAAATTAAGGAACTGTGGGTTCCGTTTCATCGCCAAAAAACGTTGCTGGTCTTCAGCAGAAAGTTCACTAAAGAATTGCCATTCCTGCACGGTAGATGGGTCTTGCCCTGCCGACGTTGCTCTAATATCCGCAAGCTCGCGCCGTCCGCCTTGCTCAATACCAAACCTACGATCAAACTCTGTATTCTGCGCTGTGCGATCCTGCGCACCAAAGTCACGTTCCATCATCGCACTGACAATGGAGCGTTGGCTATCATTTAGAAACGGATTTTGTGCCGCGCTAAAAAGACGCCCGTCAATACCCCCCGGTCCTTCTGTGCGTTCACCCTCAAGCATAGCCCGGAACACTGCGTCGGCGCTCTCACGACCGGACGCTTCCTGTTCGTCCAACCCACTGTTAATTCCACGCGCGGCCAATGCTTTGCCTACCGCTGCCAGCCCCTCACCGAGATTCTGTGGTGTGCCGCTAATAGCTGCATTCCGGTAGGCATCGGCAAGCCGTCTGCGTCTAGCAATGTCTTGAGGCGAGAATTTCCCACCAAGGGGTGTTTGAACGTCAGGCATTAGAAGTACCCCCCCGACAATGCTCCGGCACCCATACCGAACAGCCCGCCAATAAGTTCAGAGCGCTGCTTATTTTTGGCGTTCACAGCATTAACCTGTCCTTGATAAGCCTGATAAACAGGCCCTGTAACATCGGTAGGTGCGATAGCCGTCTGCGGTGTGGCTACAGCGCTTGAGGCAGGGTTTGACACCTGAGAACCAGAAGATAACGCCGTGATTTCATTAATAGGTTGATTTCTCTCTGCGATCAATTGGCTAAGAGACTGTTGCCTTCCGCCAAGTAATAGTTGGTTCTCAGCATCATTGCGGGATTGCTCAAAGCCCCTGACTGTCTTGTCATAAGCATCCGAACCGGGCCTGATTCCTCTATTCACCAAGCTTGACTCAAGATCACCCCTGCGGGTGTTCCACTGATCTCCATAAACTGAGTTGTAGCTGTCACGAAGGCTCTTAACGATGGCATCGTCCGATAGATCGGCAGCCGTTCCCAGAACATCCGTTGCATTTTCTGCGCCCGTCGCCGCAAGTTTTCCAAGTGATAGGCTTGTGGCGTTGTTTTGGTCAAAAATCGCCTGTTGCGCGGGAGAAAAAGTAGTGTCCACCCGCTGTCTACCAACCCCGTCCACTTCGCTGCCGGGAATATCAGAATAGATAATGCTTCCCGATGGATTGTATTGATCTACCGAGTTAAGGCGCGACTGAGCAATTGCTGTCTCCTTATTGGTCGCAGTTTGTGCCGCCGCCGTAGCGACGGGATCAGGGGCTGGGGGAGGGCTAGATTTTCCCATTTACACACCTCGTGAATTTCTTATTTGTCTTCCATGCCTCAACGGTCAGCGTGAAGATGATTTCATCCTCATCGCGTCCCCTGAGCCGTGGAATTAGGTATTCGTTAAAATCCAGCGCCCTAAAAATGCGCTTCATGTGTTTGTTTCGGTGCGAAACACGCATCACAACCATCTGACAACCGATTTCATCAAACGGATATTCAAAAATCCTGTGCAGCACATTGCGTTGAAGCCAGCGCGGGTTACTGGCCGCACATGACATCTCAATCACACCCGCTTCCGGGTTCCAATTGTGATACAGCACCCCTGCAATCAACTCGTCGCCATCAGTAACGCCAATGGACTTGCAGTTCCCAATGCCGCGTTCACAGCCTTCAATTAGTGAGCAAACAAAATTAGATACAAGAACGTCCTGCTTGTAGAGGAACTTCATGCCACAACAGAGCCTTGCTCATAAACGATGTGCATCGCACTAAATAAAACGTCAGGCGTCGTTGCCGCGTTGACTGTGATTTGCAGTTGAGGCGCTAGAGAAAATCCCGCGCCGGACACAGACTGCCATTTTGTTGAGACTTGTCTTTGTCCAGCTCCACTCCACACCGCTAAATCCCATAAGCTGGTATCCCATATACCAACGTCCCCAGATGGAACAAAAGACCCAGGCGGGGCTGGAAACGACGTTCTATAGTCGAAGGATACCGAGAGCTTCGCGATAAACCCCGTAGAGGCCAAAAACACCGCTCGGGCAAGACGGCAATGTTTTGTTACCGCAACGCTCCCAAAGCCCTTGAACAGAGGAGACAATTGGCACTCGTACTGAGCCCCATCATCCGTTCCGCCCTCCTCCATCTGATAGACCTTACCGTCTGAAGATCCGAAATAACCAATGCCGTCGTGCAGCGCCATAGACCGAATATCCCACCCGGAATAGTCAGCCCATGCGCCCGTTTCAAGATTTACAACCAGACACTGGGAGGGTGTTGATGTATCAATCACTGGTAACGAAACAACAGCCATATTCATCTCTGGCCACTTCAATATCTCCCATGGCAGAGTAGACCGAGCAGCAACATGTTCGCGCCAATCAGGCTCAATATCCCTTGACACAGACGAAATAGACAACGCTGCCGCATCTTTGGTTATCGCCTGGGATACCGGCACCATTCCCTCAACAGCCGCGATGATCAAATCACCCCCTGCTATCATGGTGGCGTTTTTTCCCAAAGGCTTACTTACGTCATAAGTTCCGATGTGCCGCCAGTCTGCATTACCAGGATCGGTTCCCTCAAAAACCACAAGCTCGCCTTCGGTGGAGACAAAAACAATCTTGTCGTCAACACCCTCGCCAGCATCCTCGATAGACCATGAAGACCCGAATAGAATGGAACCACCTTTGTTAAAAACGCCCCTGAGCGGAATTTCTGTGGCGTCGCCACCTATTGAATCAATCGGCAAATACCACGCTGACAGCGTGCCCTCTTCCACAAAATACAATCGGTTTCGATAGGCAAAAACATCTGATAGGTCAGAGGTTGTTACCCCTGTGATTACAATGTCATTTATTGTTGTGACACCGCTTGGTATGTCGGACGTTGCCGAGCCCGTTATAGGGTCGGTTATCGTTTCGTTGTTTTGAAACGTGCCGCTGATACTCTGAACGTGCAAGATACCATCGGTGCCGCCGTCAACATCATTAACGATTGTTGCTGTTGCTGCGGAGGTTCCACCCGTTACAATCTGCCCAACCGTGAAGTTTCCAGATTGCGCATCATAGGACAGACCGTAAGTCTCTTCGTCTGTAATGGCCTGGAATGAAGACCCATCATACAACAACGCACTGTCAGCGCCGTTGACGATGTAGAGAAAATTCCCCCCGGTGGTTCCGAATTGCTCTGTGGCATAATAACCAGAGGTTTGCCCTTCGACCGAAGCTGTCGGAGGCACATCCGGGTCGGCCACTATCGTGATGTCGTAAATATCCGTCGCGTCGGCGGCAAAGAATTTCTTAGCAGAACCAGAAACGTAGACAAACATAGCCTCAACAGGGGCGGAGCTTATTGTGGCAATCTTCTCCGAACCACCACGTATCCGTGCCCCGTTTTGCTCAGGAAAGAAGTTCAACAGAACCTTAGCCCCACCCCGCTTACCAATAGCAATGTTCTCATTAGAGATCTTACCCCGTGTTGGAGCAAGGATCATCCCCGTTTCAGAGCGGTTAGCTATCTGTGGCGGAACCGCTACACGGCTGAGGCCTCTCCTCATGGAACAATTGTCTGCGGGTAAGCCTGCCGGACATCGCTTGGCATACGAACAACACCCAACCGGATCATTCGTGAGCCCTTATCGGCAGACATGAGTTTTGACTTCAGGTCTTCAAAGCGGTCCATATCCTCGGCATATTCAAGACCTTTGATTTCTCTCCACCTGTAGATAATACCCAGCTTTAGAAGCCGCTCAGAAAGCCGGAACGTGTCCGTGTCAGCCGTAAATTCAACTTTGTTATCACCTGCATCTGGCTTCACAATCAAGTTTGTCTGGTAATAATATTTCGCCGTAACACCAGTCGCCAAGGCTGGCTTGATATGCTTCTGGCCACCAAAAATAATCCAGGCGTTCACCACAAAATCAAATGACTGAATGTCAATCCCCAGCCACTTATCAACGTCCGAAATCGGCGTTAGAGGTGTTTCCAACGAGGAAGACCATAGCTGTGATTTCTTAAGCATCCGGGAGTAGTCGGATGGGAGATCAAAGTCCTCCGTTGAACCATCTCCGGTATGCGTTCCCAGTGTATTAAATAGCTGCCAGTCATAAGCCTCTGCCACACCCTGCGCGATATCGTTACAGATTTTCTGCATCTCGATAAAAATCGGGTCCGATGAGCTATACACCTCAGTTGGTTGTGTAATGCCGAGAAACGGACATGCGGCGCGGACAGTGGAGAGGACCGTCATTAGGCAGCTTCCGTCTCTGCCATCTCAGCATTGATTTCATCAGCCCTCTTTACGAGAAACTTATGACCCGGTTGGCCTTTTGGCAGTGCCCCTGCGGCCTCCTTAATCCAAACTTTGATGTCCTCATCCGCCCAGTCTTCGAAGGGGCTCTTTTTTCCTGTCGTTGGTGCGGTTTGATTGCCAGCCTCAAGCGCCTCAATGCGTTCAAGCAGTTTCTGGTTTTCCGCCATCAACTTATTGTCCAGTGCGGCTTCGGAGGCACGATCACGATAAGCCATGGCCTGGTTTTTCCAATTACGGCTTCCCATGCCCAGGGCTTTCAACCCAGCGCCGTCCATATCGGCAAGCGTTTCAATGTCGTAGATGTTCTTGGCCTGAAGGTTCAAAACCTGCGCCTTGGAAAGGAACGTGGCCTCGCTCAATGGCGTACCTGCGCCGTGGTATTCCTGCTGTGATTTGAAGGCCTCGTAATGCTTGGGGAAGCGTTCCTTGTATGACCAGGGCTGGCCTGTCTCAGGATGCCGGAGAGCACATTCATCAGCGGGGGCGACATGCACCCGTTTGGTGTCAGCCGGAAACTTGATTTTCACGAGTTCCTGATCACGAAAGACCGGGTGCCCTGCCTCTTCGCTGGCGATCTTGTCTTCAACGGGTTCGGTATAAAAAGTAACGTGCAGTCTGGGGTTGTCTTCTGACATATCAATTATCCTGTCTGAGAGGGTGCAAAACGAAGAGGCGGGGACCGTCAAGCCCCCACCCCATTGTTGTTAGGCGTATGTGCCAACCGTGGAAACGGCAGCCCAGTTCAACGATCCGGTTGTGTTAACCGCATCAGAACCGCCCGTAGCAGTGCCAAGGTTCATGCCCTCGATAAAGAGGGTACCAACCGTACTAGCATCGTCCACCTGCCCGGCTGTCGCCGTAGCAGCAAGACGACCATTTGCGGCTGCGTCCTGTTCTGTCAGGATGCCGCAAGGTCCGTAGACCTGTACCCATCCAAACTCATTGTCAGCAAACGCCACATCGACAACGCCGATCTTATCGCCCACGGCGTCGTTAGACGCTGTGAGCATGGCCGCCTGGAATGCCTCATCAAGAGTGACAACATAGCCATCACCCGTGATTGCACCATTTGCTTGGACATAAACAAAACACTTGCCGCCCTGACCCCACAGCATCGTACCGACCTCGAAAGTCCGGTCCACGGTTGTGGAACCAAAATCAGCGCCAACTGCATTTTGACTAATAGTCATTTCAGCTCCCTCCTTATGGGGATGAGTCGTAAAGCTTGGCAGTGTGCAGTGGGTTGTTAAGCGTCAACTCACCGTAGAGGCCGATATGCTGGACAATGGCGTCCTGATTGATCGGCGTCTGCTTGCCACCAAACTTGGTGAAGTTACGATCCGGGTGGAACCGATAACGTAAGGCGTTGGAGTCGATGAAGTACGTGGTATTAGACGGCATGGCCGTACCAATCCCACCTTCAAGAACGACATCCGTTGACTTGCCTGCGCCGTAATATTTAAGCGCCGTAAAGCCAAGTTTGCCAAGTTTGCTTTCATTCTGGATACGCTGGATTTCCACCGTGGCCGCCGTGTAAGCAATGTAGTGCTCCTGAGACATCGCGATGCAATCAGGGCCTTTATTCCCCCGGCTGCGCTCAATCATGATGTTGTCAAGAATGGTTTTGACCGTTGTCGCCGTCACAGCCGTAATGCCCGAGAAGTCGGAATTTGCATTGTAGGCTGTGGTTTGCCAGATGGCATTGGCTGAACGATCAATCCCGCCGTAAGTTCCGCTTGATGGAACTGTCGGAATGGCAAGCTGGAGCCCACCAATCTGATTACCGCCATCAGCAGTCCCGTCCGAGTGGATATCTTCCACGAAGCGATCCTGAAGCTCTTGCTCGGCAGCCATTATGTGTTCTTCCATAATGTCCTTGAGCTGGTTCTTACCAGAGTTTTTCAGAATATCTTCACCGGACAACGTGACAGTTACAGCGGCCAGTTTTGGCGTGAACTCTGCATCGTTGAACAGTTCGGCAGGTGTTGGGTTGAGGAAATCATAACCGGTGTACCGGGTATAAGTTCCACTTTCATTGTAGAGCAAACGCTCGCGGATCGTTGGGCCCGAAAACGACTTAAACTGTCCTTTGGATTTCATGATGGACAGAATAGCGTTCGAGTTCGAAACCAGGTCGGCATAACCCTTCGAACGATCCTCAAGCGCCAGCGAAAAGGCTTCTTGAAGCCTCTCAGTGGATGTAAGGGCCATTACGGCCTCCTATTGCTTGGGTTACCCGCGCTAAAGACCGTACGCATCAAACGCATTTTCTATAGATTCGCGAGCTGAGGAAGGCGGCTTTTTCGTAGTCGGGTTTGAGCCGGAACTTGGAGCGCCTGTGACTGATAGTGAGCCTTTGCCGGGTTGAGCGGGTTCGGCGATTGGTGCGGCTTGCGCCACGACGGGAGAGACGGGAACAGGGTTGAGCCGTTCTGCCCTCTCGTATGCTTCCTGAAGAGAGAACCCAGCCTTTAGTTGCCGGGCAGTCTCATCCGTAAGTTCGTTAAATCTTGGTCTGTCCTTGGAGAATGTTTCAATCTCTGCCAAGGCGCGTTGTTCATTTTGGTGTGTCATGTTGTTAGTGACACCACCTAATTCATTTGACAGCTTCGTGACCTGATTTTGCAGGTTGCTGATCGTCTGATCATGCAAGGTCTGCTGCTGATCGGGCTGCTGTCCATTCATCTGCGCAAAGATTGCCTGCAACGATGTGCCGTATTGACGGGCAATCCCATCAAGACCGCCAACCAAATCTGTGTTTAGCTGACGATCCGCTGCAACATACCGCTCAAGCGCGCCCTTAACGGTTGTGTTGTTCGTGCGGGCTAATTGATCAAAATCGCGCAACGTATCCCATTGCTCCGACCCCGAGCGGTGTTTCTCAATGCCCGCTTCCATCTCTGTGATGGCCCGGCCTACCTCGGCCCTGACCGACTCCGGCGCATCTTTCCATGCAGCCTTGGCATCGGGTGAGAACCTGTCTGGGGCCTGACTAAATTGACCCGCAGCCTCATCTGGCTTTGCAGCGTCCGGCTTATCAGGATCAACCTTTTGCGCATCTTCAGGTTTGGCCTCTGATTTAACCTCTGCCTCGGCGGGCTTGGCAATGAACTTACCATCCGGGCCACGTTCCCTCTCGGCTGGCTTCTCCGCAACCGTCTCAGGTTTTTCCTCGGTCTCTGGTGCCTTTGCCTGGGCAGGAGCTTCCTGCGTCTCGGCCTCTTGTGCGTCCAGTGTATCAAAGGCGCGTTCGATAGCCCCCCGAGGGGTGATCTCCGGCTCACTTGGAACAACTTCGGGCACAGCTACGGGTTCGGCTGCCTCTACTGAGGCTCCGGCTTCATCGGTCATATTCTTACCTGTCTGAGAGGTTGTGGGTAAAAGAAACTCAGTCGATCAATACAGTGTTCGAGTCTTGTTTATAGGTTCTGAGATGCCGCTTCTCCCGGTCAAGTATTTCCTCAGCAGTTTTGTAAGTCCTGAGATTGCCGTAAGAATCTATCATTCCGCTCAACCAAAGCGGGGCTCGACTTTCCACCTCAACCCCCTCTGGAAACCCGGTAGACCCCCCATTTGCGAATAGTTCCCATTTGGTTCCATCCGGGGCCGTGATAACAAATACTGCAATATCGTTGTCGGGCCTCATGACATATCCTTTGCGTTAAGCGCCTAGTCCGGCGCGGGAAAAGCCTTTGTCAATGCTGTCTCTGATGTCCTGTCGCTTGGGGCGCTTTTTCTTCATGGGCTTAGGGTCTGTGACAGAGCTATCATTGCCCAACTCAACCATGCCAGCCGCTTTGTACGTCGATCTCAACTTGGACTTGCTGTCGTACATCTTGCCGTCAAGCTGGGATTGAACAGGGGCCATTGTGTCTGTGATAATCATGGGCGCACCCAAATGAGAGCGTTTTACCTCTTCTCGGGGGTAGCACTCGGCAGGCCATGGCTCGTTCTTATCATGCCAGCCACGGCATACCCTGCAAAAGCGTTCCCTCATGCCACACTCCTAATCGGGGCTGGCGGCGCGTTGGCCTCAGCTATGATTTTCTGCGTCTCCGCAACCGTCTTACCCGTGTCGGCCTGCGTATTTTCAATCTCGGATTGCACCTTCTGTGCCTCCAACTGCTGGACAGGATCGGGCTGTTGTGCCTGCTGTGGGGCCTGCTTGATCTTTTCCGCCAACTCATCAATCACACCATCAAGCTGCCTGCCTGCCCTGAAGCCAGAAGCTGCGAAGCGAAGCGCCTCGGCAACAAACTCGCCTGTCTCGGGGGCCCGCTGAACAATCGGAAATGCCTGTTGAATAAACCCACCAATCGCTGTTAAGAACTCAGTCCGGCGTTGCTTCTCCGCATTCTCATCCGGCTGAATTGTGCTGTCTGTCTCAATATCCAGAATGAACGGCCTGGCGCGCTGATCTCTCAATAGCTGCACCACGGCCTCAATCGTTATTGTACTGGCCAGTTCCTGCTTGCGGGCCTCAACCTGCTGCAACAGTTGCTGGGCCTGTTCCGGGTTTTGCTGAGCGCGGGCTATAATCTCAGGGCTATTAGCCGCTTGCTGAACCTTGGCGTCCATCTCCGCAATCTCTTGCTGAATGGCCTGTTGAGTTGGCAAATCAGATTGCGACATCGACATAAGTGTCTGTGGGGAGAAGTTCTCCGCCATAATCTCCGCTGCCATACGCGTTAAGTCACGACACAGACGGGCAATCTCTTCCTGCCTCTCCCTGACCCGCACAGAGCCATACTGGCTTTTAAGCTGTTGAGCCCCTAGAGTTTCGTTAGGGTCTGTAGCGCCCCGCATAATGTCGCTCAGGCCCGTGATTTGGTACACATCTTCAATCATCTGGCGCCGCAGCGCGATCAACTGGACAATCGTGTCGGCAATCTCTTTGACAGGCAACCAGACGATAGCGTCCTTAAGCGACCCATTCATAAATGCTTTATCGTTTGAGATTGGTATCAGAATGGCATTCTGGCTTGTGTTTTTTAGGGCCGCCTCAACAGCCTCAGCAATATCCTCAGCGCCACTGGCGTAGAAACCCTTCATTCTCAGTGCTTCGGCCAAGGCGCTTATCCGTGCCGTCATCTCGTTGATCTCTTCAACCTGATCCTTGTAATAAACAAAATCAGGTACCGGAACCAACTTAGCTCTCTCCACCGTGCCATAAGCAGGTCTTGGGCAAGGGAAGAACCTTTCAAGATCAAGATGAGGCTGGCGTATATCGAGAACCTCATCCATGCCCGGCGATACCCACACCACTAACCTAGATTCTTTGCTCCATATCTCCCAGACCGGCGCACGTCTTGCCGTGACATTATCATCCTCATCGTCGCGTTTCTT